ACCTGAGTTCTCGTCACCTGAGTTCCAGTCACCTGAGTTCCTGTCACCTGAGTTCCCGTCACCTGAGTTCCAGTTACCTGAGTTCTCGTCACCTGAGTTCTCGTCACCTGAGTTCCCGTCACCTGAGTTCTTTATTCCAGTATTATTTTTCTCCATTATTAAACCCCCATTAAAAATCGCATTACTGCATTACTTACGTTGTAAGAGACTAAGCATAGAATGAACAGACCTAAACTTAGAAAGCCTAGGATGTAGAGAGTTGTTAGCAATCCTCTTAAGAGACTCACGCTTTTTTCGCTTTTCCTCTCCGACTTTTTCTACCACCTTTTGCACCAGCTTCACGAGCTAGTTCACGGTTAGCGTAAAAGCCACCTGTTCGGCCAATCCTGCCTCCAACGGCACCTATTTTGGCGTAAAAATCTTCGCCATATCTTTTTTTGTTTGTTTCGGCGGCTCTTTTGCCACCATCTACTGTACCTGGCATGTGTAATCCTTTCGTTAGTTTACTATTCAATGGTAACGGTAATATTATAGATTGTCAACTTTAAATAACCTAAAGTTATGTACAGATTTTAAGCAACTAGACCCCCCTTGTTAGGTGGTATAACCTAAGCACCTAGAGAGTCTGATCTACAGTAGTGTTCGTTAAGTGCAAGCCACCTACCAGGTTGTCGGGGGTCATGCCATTGCTGGAAACAGAGCCTGGGTTTTAGGTCTGCACTTAACTCGCCTTGGAGTTTTACTGATCTCCGAACAGGTTTCTGTAAATATATTTGCATAGATGAGTGCCGTCTGCTATAAATATATATATTGCTTGAACGACAGCCCCACATTTAGTGGGGTTTTCTTATTCCATACCCCTATTTGTTATTCTTTTGCTTGAACGACAAATAGTTAATACTGTTATACCAAACGAACAATAGAATCGCAAACAATAAAAAAACTCCTTGCTTAAATACAAGAAGTTTGGTGCGGAGGCCGAAAGGATCACATATGCAATGAGATCACCTCCGCGTTTCTATTATAGCATGTGGATAACTTTTACTAGTTTGTTATTGACAATCTATATTAAACACCTATAATTATATATGTAATCAACGAAAGGATCACGCATGACAATATCAATAAAATACACACCTACTCTATATAAACTAAACGAAGACAATGTTTTTGATTGTACCCATGACGAGGCGTACGTAGAAAACCCCACAGATCCAACTGAAGCAATGTATGTTTGCCCTAGTTGCGACTGCACAGCCACAGCAGAGGTTGACGGTATTGATGAGTGGGGACACCTAGAATACGAAGCAAAGGACTGGCGCAATGACTGAACTCGAAAAAGCCATCAAAGAATATGACGCAAGTTTAAAATACTTGGCCGACGCTTTGACAAACCTATTTGATACCACAGAACAAGTCTTTTCATTACTGGAAGCTCGAGGCAAACAATTAAAGAAAATCAACGAAAGGATCGCAGAAAATGAATAGTGAAGATGTTTCAGAAATAATGAAGGCAATAAAAAACGTTCAGCAGAACGCGCCGTACATTGAAAAAAACTCAACTGGACAAGTTGGGACGCGTCAGTACGGATATGCTAACTTAGTAGACACCTGGGATCCTATAAAAGATCTATTGAACAAAAACAACCTAGTTGTTATTCAGTCGCCAACGTCCGGCGTACATGGCGGTAACTATTTTAAGACGACTATTTATCACACGGAATCAAACCAACACATAACCGAAACCATGCAGATGGTGCTACAAAGAGAAGATCCGCAAGCGATAGGTGCTGCAATAACCTACTATCGACGCTATATGCTACTTTCAATGCTAGGACTTGTTCCAGATGACGACAACGACGCACGAGACCACAGGCTTGCAACAGCAGAGCAGAAACGGCTACTCGTTGGCGCTATACGACTTGTGTACCCTGATATTCAGAATGAAAAGATCGTAAAAGCTATCGAAGACCTAACCGGAAAACACCCTTCAAGAATACGAGAAGATGAAGTTGATGATTTTGTAGGGCTTATTAAGGCTTTTGGTAACTAAGATGGAAGTAACAGAACTACTAATTAGAAAAAACGCGCTTAAAGACCTAGAAATTTGGTTACAACAACAGTACCTAGAAATAGATACTAGACTGGCAGAGTTAGGGGAATTAAATGGCTAACAAATTAGATGAACCAGAGTTTAAAGCAATAAAAAGTCAACTAAAACATAAGTCGCCAATTTGGTTCAAGCGCATCGCTAACATGATGGGCCGTTCAGTAGCGACTATATACCGGATAGACGCCAGCAAAGACTATAAACAGTATAAGAAAATCATTGAGGCTGAACACACACCGAAAAATCCGCGAGTGCCTTTGGCAGAACAACTGCACAATGCACGTGTTCAAGAATTAGATACTATAATATCAGCAGGTAGGAACGGCGCCTATGAAGCAGCAATAAATCGCCGACGTGAATTAGAACTTTAAAAATTAGATTGTTATGGGCAGTAGTGCTGGTAGTGAGTGGCGGAATAGGTAGACGCTCTACGGCGAGATCGCCACAAACTTTGAGATGACTCACCCAGTTGTAGGACGAAGGTTGAGCTTAGTCAGCTCTAAACGGCAATCATGCAAGGTGACTATACGAGTCACAGAGGGGTCTGTATAAATACCGTCTTCTCGTCAAATCCTTGCCTTGCTACTAGCACCATGCCCATAACACTATCAATAAAAATCGTGTCCAACGCCGAATATATAGGCGGTTCCTATATCGAACATATTTCTCGCACAAAAATAAACACCTCGTTTGTTGGCTAGTCGAAAAACTCCTTAGTTGGACACGATGATATTTATAGCTACGAAAGGCTGGTTATGTCACCAGAACAAGACCCTAAACACCAAGACCTTAGAGAGATACAGGCTATCGCTGCTTGTCTAGCATCCCGCATGACTGCTTATGCAAACGATCACCAGGAACAGCTACATCTAAGGGTCACTCGTTTAGTAGAGAATAATAGATTACTAATGCAGATGGGAGTAGAAGTAAAATGATTTTAATACTAATTTCAATGATGCTATCAATTTTAGCGCTGATAATTAATAAAACATCTAAAATTAACTTAATGATAAGTTTTGGCCTACTCTGTTTAGCGGCTACCCTATTATTTATCGGGATTATGAAAGAGTGGTGATATGACACACAAGGAATTTCGAGAACGCTTAGAAGAAATACTAAAGTACTTCACATGGCGAGATGGGTCAGGAAGAATTGACTTTGAAAGTGCAACCGAACCAATCATAACTCTATTTGAAGATGTAGTTAGAACTATTGTAGGGGAAGAAGACACCGAAGTGCGTGGCACAACTCAAAGCCCCAGTAACCCTATGTACTGGACAAAAAGAACTAAGCACAGAAATGAACTTCGCCAAACCATAAACCAAACTAGTAAAGCTATATTAAGGGGAGAGAGTGATGAAATTTAGAGTAACAATGAAAGACCCAGACACATTACATGAAGCTATTGATGAGGCACTAGATAAAACTATGCCACCCCAACTAACTCGTGAAGAATGGGAGGGAATACGAGAAGTACGCCACGATGACGTGTCTAATATAACCGCTAAATGGTTTGAGTACGGAGAATATTTAACAGTTGAAATTGATACAGAACGTAATACTTGTGTTGTGGTCGAATTATGACCGCCACCCAAACACCAGAGCCTACAGAAGGGGAGGGGTAAGAGTATGAGAGAGATTAAATTTAGAGCGTGGGACGAACAGAACCACCAGATGTTAAACGATGTTTGCTATATGAACACTGGACACGGCTACGGCAAGTATTCTGTAGTCCTGCCATTCAAGGGCGAAAACTATTTTAAGGCTTACGGCAAACGGGGCTGGGAGATAGACCACGCAAACAACGCATATAAGCACAACCTACAAGTCATGCAATACACAGGCCTAAAAGACAAGAACGGTGTTGAGATCTATGAGGGGGATATAGTCCAAAAGCCAGCCGACGTACGGATTGGTAGTGAAATAGTTGCACATAAAGGCGAACATGACATTGCTATTGTTGAGTGGATAGAGGGGAGCTTTAGACTGAATAAGTTTGGCGACAAAAGTAAGAACTACTATGGCGTATTAGCTTACACATTAAATAACGAACCATCGCTATTAAAAGTCATAGGCAACATCTACGAAAACCCTGAACTCGCCACCCAAACACCAGAGACTAAAGTATGACCGCTAAAGGCTATAGATCAAATAACGGCACAGTCACACTTCATTATATAAATAATATTAAGGAAAAAAATGGTTCAAAATCTCACAAAGGAACAAAGGATAGCACGCGCAAAACTAGCTGGAGAGTCAAAGCGATCAGACGAATTGAAGCTTGCTTGGCTAGAATCCAATAAAATCCAAACCGCCTATAAGCTAGGCGTTAGCGTCAAAGAGATTTCTGATAAATATAAGATCAACCAAAGAGCAACGTATAGGATAATCAAAGCACAGTAAATGAAATGTTCGAAGTGTGGCAAACGTGCATATTCTGAATATTGTTTTCAGCATAAGCCAAGAACGGCTATAAATCAAAGAGGCAAGCAATACTATAAATGGGAAGCTTTTAAAAAAGCCTGGAAATTAAAACATAAAGATGTGGATAAGTATTGCTACCTTTGTGGAAAACCACTGAAAGAAAATGAAGTTACATTAGACCATGTTATTCCTAGGAGCAGACGCAAAGACCTTGTGTTTGATGAAAGCAATATCAAACCGGCTTGCTGGAAATGTAACGTTGAAAAAGGCAGTAAAGTATTGACAAACTAAACACTGTTTGTTACAATCATAAGCGTAATAAACGAAAGGATTACGCAATGCCAAAAAAAGAACTAAAGCAAGAAAAACAAACGATCAACTGGAAAGCAATTTGGAGCTACCTGGCGCTTGTTATAATGGCCGGATTGAGCTATCAAGGCGTCAAAGAATTGATCGATGGTTCGCAGTACATTAAAACAGCGTTTGCTATACTGGTAGTAGTGCTGTTAGTCAAAACAACACTAAGAAAATAAGGAGGCCTTGCCCTACCTGAAAAACTTGTTGTGGGCGTGTTTTGAAACCTATAATAATAGCCGTACTTGGTATATTGCTTGTGACGAGTGCGGAGTTTTTACCTAACAAGCCATACGTTACGATATTAAACAGAGACGTTTTAGCCAAAGAGCATAAATTAGAGACTTATGGTGCGGTGGACGTTGCAAAGTTATCACATAAACCAGTCTATTGTTCTGACTATATTCAGAACTACAACTGGAATAAAGATGTTGCATACAATGTAATGATGGTTGAATCTGGCAACAATGCTCGCAATCTGAATGACAACCCAAATACAGGTGATTATTCTGTTGGATGTTTTCAGATCAATCTACTGGGCGTAAATCAACAAGCTAAATACAATCTAGCCGTTCAGCTAGGGTATACCGGCCCAAATGATAAAGGAGCACTTACAGAGTGGTTATGGCATCCTGGCAACAATACGGCTGTCGCTTATCAGATGTGGCAGGGTCAGGGATGGGCACCCTGGTCAAACTTAACTTGCAAGAAAGTTGCGTGTTACTAAAAAGGTTGGTATACTCAAACCATGCACAACAAATATGATAGTGGGCGCACAGCACAAGATCACATAACACGGCTTTTAGACAGAATAACTATAGACAAGGAGTGTTGGATATATATTTGTAGTTACTACAACAAATGGGGTTATGCTCGAATGCTGGTAGGGAGTAGAAGAGACAACACTCGTAAGAATGAATATGCACATAGAGTATCTTACAAAGCTTTTATAGGAGACATACCCGACAAAATGCCGTTAGATCATTTATGCAATAACACTAAATGTATTAACCCAGATCATTTAGAAATAGTAACTACAGCAGAAAACAACCGCAGAAAAACAAAGCCAAACTGCGGAATATGTGGCGCAAAAAAAGACTATCGTTATGGAAAGCCACTATGTATTGAATGTAAGCGTAGACACGGCAGAGCCTACATGAAAAAGAAAAGGAGTTTTACTACCTGCAAAAAAGTAGCTTGCTATTGACAATAATCATCAAGTGTGTTACTATGTATACAGTAAGGCTGAAATACCTTACAGGGTCAGGCAGTTGCAGTAGACCAATAAGGCACTACTCTCACCATGAATAACCCAACCACTCTTGCAAAAGGGTGGTTTTTTTATGTGTTATTATAAAAATATGAAAACGCTAGATCTCATAATTAACAAGGGCACCTTTACTAGCGTTGGGGTGCCCTTTTTGGTTGGGAGATCTAAATGAAAATTGCTTTCGTTGGTAATTTTGATGTTTCATACTCTAGTGAAAACCATCATGCGTCAAGCCTTGAAACACTTGGTCATGAGGTTGTTAAGTTACAAGAAGCAAAAACGAGGACGGAAACAATACTAGAAATCGCCATGGACTGCGACATTTTAGTTTGGGTTCACACACATGGTTGGGTTACTGAGGGGGCAATAGATGTTGGTATGCTTTTCAGACTACTCAAGAAGTCTGGTGTTATAACATTGTCATACCATCTTGATCTATGGCTAGGCATAAAAAGACAAAAAGATCTTGAAGCCGACCCATTTTACAAAGAGATCGAGCACTTTTTTGCAACCGATAAACTGATGGCCGACTGGTTTAATAGCTTTACAAAAGTTAAGGGCCACTACATTCCAGCCGGAGTATATGATAAAGAAGTATACATTGATCGAACACCACATCAATTTACAAATGATGTTATCTTTGTCGGTTCTAAGGGCTATCACAGTGAATGGAAATACCGGCCAAAACTTATAAACCACTTATCTGAAACTTTTGGTAGCAAGTTTACTCACATAGGCGGTGATGGTGCCGGTACCGTTCGTGGCGCAGAATTAAATAGCTTATACGGCAGTTCAAAAGTAGCGGTTGGCGATACATTATGTTTGAACTTTAAATACCCTTATTACTTCTCTGATCGTTTGTTTGAAAGTACTGGCCGTGGCGCGTTTACAATCTTTCCGTATATAACTGGCATTGAAGACAACTTTGTAATTGATAAAGAGATTGTTACGTATAAGTTTGATGACTTTAACGAATTAGATGAAAAAATCAGATACTACTTAGAGAATGAAACCGAACGTGAGCAAATCAGACTAGCAGGTCATGAACGAACAAAAAAAGAACACACTTACTTACATAGGTGGACGGCAATTTTAGAGAGGGTTCAAAATGACAAAGATGATTGACACCGTTATAAATGGTCAGTTCAAAATAATACTACCTGAACACCGCGCTGAACGGCCTGACTGGTACACAGAAGAGGGATGGGAAAAAGCACGTTTGAAATCTATATATAGTAACACTACAAAAGACGATGTTATGTTCTATGTCGGTGCCGAAGAAGGTGAAATGCCAGCATTGTCACAAATGTGGGGCGCTGATGTGGTACTGTTTGAGCCAAACCCAAAAGTCTGGTCAAACATAAAAGAGATATGGAAAGCTAACAAACTAGATGATCCTATAACTTTCCAGGGTTTTTGCAGTAATGAAACAAGGATTGTTGACGATAGCGGCCAATTACAACATGGGTTTCCTGAGTGTGCAGACCTACCAATAGAAGCAGCACATGGGTTTAAGGAACTATATTTAGAAGCAAAAAACTACAACCAGACAAAAATAGACGACGTTACGTCTATCATCCCTACACAAATGAGTATTGATGTCGAAGGTTCTGAATTTGAAGTGCTTAAAGGTGCTGAACAGACAATCATAAAGCATAAACCAAAAATATGGCTATCTTTACACCCTGAATTTTTGTTTGCACAATGGAATGTTTACGGCACTGAAGTCAGAAACTGGATCAAAGACAAGGGCTATAAGGAAACGCTACTTGATTATAAGCACGAGGTACATTTTTATTATGAACCGATTTAATGCCTATTTACTTAGTTTAAACAGAGACGCAAACGTTGCGAATCAATGGGATTATGGGTTTTTAAAACAGTTTTTAGATGATAACAACTTCAACATTATAAATACTGGTTCCTTGCCAAAAGACAGCAAAGCCATCGTTGTGATACCGGCACGACACCACAAAGGCGTGGAAGACAAAATAAACAAACAATTAGCGAACATAGATCATGTTGTTCTATTCCTTATGGGCGACGAAGAAGCCGACTTTGATGTGACAAAAATCACCCACAAGTCGATACATATATGGGTGCAGAATCCTCACATGGACAAACACGACAAGTACAACCGCTTAGGCACAGGATTTCCTCCGCATATCACAGCAACAAAAGAGCCTAAAGACATCGAAGTATATTTCTCTGGCCAAGTAACACACAAACGACGTGTGGAGTTGACAGACATTCTGATTGATATGAGTATGTCTAACAAAAACGTTAAGGTGACACGCACAAAGGGCTTCACACAGGGCGAAAAACCCGAAGACTACTATATGTTCATGTCGCGTGCAAAAATCGTTCCTGCGCCATCTGGTGCGGTAATTCCTGATAGTTTTAGGCTATTTGAAGCGCTAGAATGTATGGCGATACCTGTCGCCGATGAAGTTAGCCCTAGCCAAACCTTAAATGGGTACTGGGACTGGTTATTTATGGGCGATACACCATTTCCAAAAATTGTAGAGTGGGATAGACTTTGGGGCTTGATACCTGAACTGCTTGAAGACTGGCCTAGAAATGTACATCAACAAACGGCTTGGTGGATTAAATGGAAAAGAGATTTTAAACACAAGGTATTGGAGCAGTTAAATAATGAATAATATAACCGTTATAATACCAACCTCAGTTTTACCGAGTCACCCCGACACTAAGATTATTGATGAAACACTAAAAACAGTCAGGCATCATTTACCAGATAGCGAAATTATCTTACAGATAGATGGTCTGAGAGAAGAACAGCAAGACCGTAAAGCAGACTATGACGCCTACAAGACCGAAATACTGTGGCGATGTTTACATGAATACAAGAATGTACTGCCTATTGTCTTCGATGAACTACACCACCAGTCAGGGATGCTTAGAAAAACTATAGAACTAATTAAAACCCCATTATTGCTATATGTTGAGGGCGATGCCCCACTAACGCCAGATAGAGAGATAGATTGGAATAAGTGCATAGACTTTATAATGGACGGCACCGCTAACACCATTAGATTTCATCACGAAAATGTTATACCCACAGAGCATGAGGGTTTAATGATCGGACAAGTGGAAAACGGCTTCAGAAGAACGTATCAGTGGAGCCAAAGACCACATCTATCTACGGTTCTGTACTACAAAGAAGTAATACTTCCGACATTGCCGCCTAACAACTTTATAGAAGATACCTTTCATGGGGTAGTCCATAATGATTGGATAAACAACGGCAAAATAGGTTGGTATAAACATCGTCTGTGGATCTACCATCCAGAGAACGGTATTCAACGAAGTTACACAACTGACGGACGCGAGGGTGGCCGTAAATACACAAGCGACGATGAAGCATGGGGCTTGGTATGAGGCTTACACTTCTCGCAGTAGCAAGCGAAACAGGGCTAGGTTATCAGACGAAAGCCTATTACAAGTGGCTTAAGCCAGACCGAACCATAATTATAGATATATCTAACCTGAATGGAACAACCCAACACTATGATTGGTATCCTGACGCTAGCGTTATAAAAGGCATTCCAAAACAAAGTGACTTTGATCACATACTAGATACCGATATTATTTTGACGGCCGAAACAATATATAACCTAGAGCTATACGCCGAAGCCAAAAAGAGAGGCGTTAAAACCGTATGCGTGGAAAACCCCGAGTTTTACGACCATATAAAATACCCACACTATGCAATGCCCGACACTATAATATTGCCGAGTGTTTGGCTTGAACCCGAAATAAGAAAACACGCTGAGGGTAGGGGTACAAAAGTCTATCAGATACACCATCCTGTAGACCGTGAAGAACACCCATTTAAACTACGAACCGGCCACAACTTTATGCACATAGCTGGAAAGCCAGCCACACAAGACCGTAACGGGACATGGGACTACATGAAAGTTTGCCCTGATGGTAGGGTAGCCGTTCAAAACCACGATCTATCAAGACAAATAGCCATGCGTCATCGAAACGCCAAGATCTACGACAGGATAACAGACAACAAAGTGTTATATGAACTTGGAGACATTCTAGTATTTCCGAGAAGATACGGCGGCAACTGCCTCCCATTAAATGAAGCCTTGTCTAGTGGGATGCCGGTTATCATGCCAGATATTTCACCAAACAATCATCTACTACCAAAACACTGGCTTGTTCCGGCTTATAAAACAGCAACCTTTGAACCACGAGGCATCGTAGACATCCACAGTGTAGACATCTTCGCATTGCAACAAAAGATAGAGTGGTTTAAACAATGTGATATTGAAGAAGAATCAAGACTCGCAGACAAGATAGCTGAGTCAATAAGTTGGCCAACACTACTGCCAAAATACAAGGAGGCTATATGGTAGTTTTATGTATCGCTCAAGTCGAGCACAGAGAAGATTTAGACCAACAGATCCTTAATCAGACGGTACAACCCGACAGAGTTATATTTCATCAAGACGAATCGCCAGCAGTAGGTATTGAAAACAGAAGAAAACGTATTGCTGAAAACCACCAGACCCTACGAACTATAGTTAAGGCTTATAAACCAGACCTCATCTGGCAGGTGGAACAGGACGGTGTATATCCAGAAGACACATTAGAACGCTTGCTAGAACACTATGTACGATTGAAGAGTGATGATTTCGGGTATATCTCTGGCATACAAGTAGGTCGCCACGGCTTGTATTGTCTAGGAGCCTGGAAAAACTTTACTGAAACACACTTTGAAAGTGTCGATTACAGCTTGACTGGCTTACAAGAAGTTGAGGCGACAGGGTTTTATTGTCTACTAGCTGAACGCGAAACCTGGTTATCTGGTATAGCCTCATGGAATGGCGAACCTTATGGCCCTGATGTTGTCTGGGGCAGATCTATAAACAAAAAAAAGTACGTAGACATGGGTTTAAAGATAGGCCACAAAACCAAAACCGGAGTCATATTACCAGAACACATTTCTACATGTAACGTACAATTTGATAAAATAGATGAACGATGGAGTTATAAAATACACTGATGGACTTCGTAGCAGAAATAATAAGAACAAGCCAAAGAAAATTGGCAAGCAACGATAATCAATATGAGATCGTCTTGAGAACGAATAACCCACAAATCCTGGATCTAGGTAAGCTACCAAGTGATACGATATTTGACATAAGTGTAACTTTACATAATAACACTGTAGATAGTGGGTATAAAGAAAATAGTGGAGAGTCCAAGATATGAAGAATGAGCCTGAAGTAGTCAGATACAAATGGGAATATGGCAACTTTCTTGAATTTGTCCAGAAAAGGAAAATAAGTAGGGCTTTACTTTATGCTAAATCTCTCGGTATACAAAGACCAACCCTAGTTCATTGGATGGCTCAACCAGAACTCAGAGAAGCGCTTGTTGAGGCGTTAGATGAAGTCATTGACGGGATGAAAAAAGCCGGTAAAGATGACTGGCGAATGTACAAAGAACTTTATAGTATGCTTGGTCTTGATGATGTTAAGAACATAGATGTGACTACATCAGGTGAACAGCTAGGCTATAAAGAACTCACTGTCGAAGAACTACGCAAACTCGCAGAAGAAAAGTAATGCCTGTACCAGAGTATGTAAAACTCGAAGCTCAAAAAGAACTTGCCCGCAGGTTCTTCTATGATTACTGCAAACTAAAATATCCGAAGCACTACACAGAAGATCGTGTTTTTTTAAAAAACGTCTGTAATAAACTGCAAACTTTCCTTGAACAAAATGAGAAGCGGTTTCTCGTCATCACAATCCCACCGCGCCACTACAAAAGTTTCACTGGTACCGCACTAGTAGAGTGGGTCTTTGGTAAAGACAACACCAAGAAAGTTATGACAGGTTCATACAATGAAACACTTTCAACTACTTTTGCGCGTAAAGTTAGGGACTGCATAGAAGAAAAACCTAGTAATGGAATACTTACTTACAATGACATATTCCCGAAAACCAAAGTGAAATACGGCCAGGCAAGCGCTTCACTCTGGGCTTTAGATGAAAGCTCACAAGATAACTATCTAGCTACTAGCCCAACAGGAACAGCCACAGGGTTTGGGGCGAACCTTATTTTAATTGACGATATTATTAAGAACGATCAAGAAGCCTACAGTGATTTAGTGCTAGATAAACACTGGTCATGGTTCACAAACACCATGTTGTCACGTACCGAGGGTGACGACTGGAAAGTTATAGTGATTATGACACGGTGGGCCACAAATGATTTAGCCGGTAAGATACTCGAAGCCTATGAAGATGAGGGTGTTGAACATGTCAGCTACAAGGCTGTTCAAGATGACGGCTCAATGTTGTGTGACTCAATTCTAAACAACCATGACTACGAGCTAAAAACTAAAGAAATGAACGATGATATTGTCCAGGCCAACTATAATCAACAGCCGGTAGACATCAAGGGTAGACTCTATACAGATCTCAAAGAATACGAAAAGTTACCGGACGGCGAACACAAGAAGTTCAATTACACTGATACCGCCGATAAGGGTACAGATTATCTATGTAGCGTGGATTATATCATTCACGAAAGCGAAGTGTATATTACTGATGTCGTTATGAGTGATGAAGCAATGGAAGTGACAGAGCCTATGGTAGCAAGTATGTTATATGTCGATAGTGTCGATGAGTCTACAATCGAAAGTAACAACGGTGGGCGCGGTTTTGCTAGAAATATCGAAAGGATATTGTCGGAGAAATATAACAGTAATAAGTGTGTTGTTAGGTGGGAAGCTCAAACAGCCAACAAAGAAGCGCGGATCCTTACATCTAGCGCATGGGTACAGAAGCACGTTTATTTTCCTGTAGGTTGGCGAATACGGTACAAAGACTTTTATAAACAACTAACGAGCTACCAGAAAAAAGGCAAAAACAAACACGATGATGCGCCGGATGTGTTAGCAGCAATCTATGAGAGGGTAGCAAACTCCGAAATGATTACTGTTGATGATATAGATATGTAGTTGACAATCTAAAAACGGTAACGTATAATTCGCCTTGTTAAATTGAAAGGATCACAAATGAAAAAAGTTTTAATAGTCGTAGCTATTCTTTTAGCTTTTGGCTTAGGCTCGGCAACAAACCAAACCGAAACTATCGTTAAAGAAGTACCGAAAGAAGTCACAAAAGAAGTTGTTAAGGAGAAGATAGTATATAAAACACCTGAAGTGTGCGCTGATGCTATCGAGATTGATAACGAAATATTTAATTTGTTGGCTAAAAACCTGAGCACCTTTGATTTTGAGGCTATTGACGAGGGTGTTTCTGCACTTCAGGGCGAACGCATACAAAAAGCGAACGCTTGTTTACTCGAAATCTAGTATTGTAACATAGTCGTGTTATTATTATGGTAGAGTCCTTGAGACCATAATCTATTTACATGACTATAAAAAACAGATTACAACGCGCATATAAATCTTTTACTAGCCAATCACTTGGTCAGTCAATAAGCGGTAGTGTATTACGCAACTACGGCAAACAGTCAGAGTTCAGACCACAGCAACAGTTACGAGGCATAACCTATAAGGCAATAGACAAAATAGGTATGTCTGTTAGTGTCTATAAGCCAAGAGTAGTAAACGCCAAGGGTGATTTTGTAGCAAACCACCCTGTTTATACTATTGCTTCAAAGCCAAACGCTAGGCAAACAGGGCATTACTTCCACCACTTAGAGGCGATGCTCTATGAAATTTACGGTGAGACATTCTGGTATTTTGCACGCGGCGAACAAACAAACAAGATCAAAGAAATATATTTACTTGACCCATCACAAATGGAGCTAGTTATCGATGACGGCGAGCTGTTAGGCTACGTACTACACAAAGCAAATGGCCAGCAAGTACCGTTCACGGTTGACGAGGTTTACCATGATAAGCGTCCAAACCCATTTAATGAATGGCGTGGTATGTCAGTTATGGAACGCGCTTCACAGTATCTTGATATAGAACTTGTCACCACATCATTTACCCTAAACTATATGCGTAACAATGCCAGCCCATCAGGGATCGTCTCATTACCAGACATGGACAAGGCAACGTTTAAACAATTCGCACAGCAATGGCGCGAAGGTTACGAGGGGCCAGAGAACGCCGGCAAGACGGCTTTCATTAGAGGTGGCGAAGCAACGTTCAAAGCCGTGGGCGCTACCTTAAAAGACGTTGATCAAAAAATCACTCGAGATATGGCCAAAGATGACGTGCTGATGATGTTTGATATGCCAAAAGGTCTTCTCGGAGCCAGTGGTGAAAAAGGCATGGGACGATCCGAAACCGAAGCACTTGAGTATATTTACTCAAAGCACAAAGTAGAGCCTATGATGGACAGGTTAGATGAAGTATATGAATACATCGTTCGTGATTCTTTCCCTACGGCGGTTGATTCAGAGGTCACTCACACAAGTAGTGTTCCTATGGACAAGCAGTATGTATTAGATCAAAACCACAAAGGCGTAGACCGTTGGATAACCAGAAACGAAGCCAGAGAAACTATGGGCCTACCGCCTATTGATGGTGGTGATATACTGGCACCTATTCAGGAACAGCCCATTAAACCGGCTACAAAAAAAGTGGTGCTCAGGAGAATATCTAAATCTGAACAGTTGAAAAAAGACCAAGAAACAAAAGAGGTCTTTAGGTCAAAACTGGTTGAAACCAACGAGCTATTTGTCACTAAGATCAAGTCATTCTTTTCAGAGTATCTAACTAAACAACAGTCAGAGATAATAGGCAAAATCAACGCCAAGTCTAAGGCCTACGAAGAATGGCTGTTTAATGTCAAGGAAGACTCCGAAATATTGGCAGCTGCACTGATCCCAATAATCCTTGAGCTCATGGAAGCGCAATCTGAAGATGTTGCCAACTTTATTACTGGTGAGCTACTTACTATTAGCCCAGAGATTAGACGTGATGTCGAACAGAATATTCTCAAACTAGCCGGTGAAGTAAACACCGAAACTATCAAAGCATTAGAAAAGACATTAGCCGAGGGTCAAGCACAGGGTGAATCACTGGTTAAACTCAAAAAGCGTGTAGAGCAAGTGTATGCAGATGCTAAAGGCTACCGTGCTGAAAGAATAGCTAGAACAGAGAGCTTGAAAGCGTCAAACACTACCGCGGAACTTGTCTATAAACAAAATGGCTTTAATAAAGTACAGTGGTTTGTCAATCCTGGTGCATGTGAGTTTTGTAGGGTTTACTCTGGTAGAACTAAAGAAATTGGCGCTAAGTTTATACCTGTCGGCGAAGTAGTTGACGGCGCAAATGGTGGCCAAATGAGAATCGAATACTCTGATATAACTACACCCCCACTCCACCCCAATTGTACATGTAGTATTGTGCCGGTATAGCCATGAACGATAATTTAGAGTTATATCTCGAAGAGCAAAGAACTTTGACCATAGGTCTGCTTGATAGTGTCAAACTTTTAAATACCAAGATAGATGAACAGATAAAACAATATACACCACCACCAAAAGAAGTCGGTGTTTCTGGTAAACTTGAAGTAAACACCGAAAAATCAGTAGAGATTACTAATCTTAACACAATAAAAGACTGGTTATCTGATGTCGCACAATCTATAACTCAAGCAATAAGCGAGATAGAAACGCATAAAGTTGTCAGTGTTGAAAATATAGCTACCGCAAAAGCTGATAACGTATCGATTACTAACTTATCAGAACTTAAAAAGTACTTTGAGATATTAAAAGATTCTATCGAAAACAAAAACTTTGATGTCGTTGTCGAAAAGCAGAATATCGTTTTCCCAAAAAATCCAAAAGACGCTATACCGGTCAGACTCAGTGATGGCAAAAGTTTTTACAATGCAATAGTATCAGCCATAACAAGTGGTGGTGCATCTATCGCATCGTATATAAATGATGTTGGGGCTTTACCTACAGATTCGCCAACACTTGCCACACGTTTAGACGATTCATCTGACCCTATCCTCTACGTTGGTAAAGCGCCGGTAGGTAGCAACGAGGCTGATGCGGTATGGCAAATAGCAAAACTAGATACTAGTTCAGGTCTATCTAAGACGTGGGCTGGTAACGCTGGTTTCACCCAAGTTTGGGATGACCGAAGTTTACTAACGTATAACTAAAGGAGAAGTATGGGAAAAATCACAGAACAACGATTAGCACTACTCGATGACCAGATCAAAGGTGCCGGTGTTACCGCGTTAGAAGATGGATATTTTCAAGTGTTTGTCCCTGGAGCCGTCAGAGAAAACAACCAAGTAGCAGCAGCAAATGAAAAAGAAGCTTTAAAAAAAGTGCATGAGCTGTTGAAAGTCAAAACCGAGAACTACCCTGAAACATCAACCGGTCACGTTGTAATACAACCACGTTCATTAAAATAAGTAATTAAAAAAGGAATATAAATTATGGCGATTTTTGCCCCAGATACAACATTAGACGCTATGCTCGCCGCATGGTGTGGAGACGCGCTTAGAGTCCATATTTGCTCGACACAACCAACAACTTACACAGAAGCTATCACTACTTATAACTTAGGTACTGTAACTGTAACTGCTGGAGCTGGTAACGGTGACTTTACTGTAGGTAACGGTGACACTTCGGGTCGCAAGATTACACTCTTGCAACAGACAGGTGTGTCTGTCTCTGCAACTGGCACAGCACAGCACATCGCTATCACTGATGCTACAGACACCCTTTACTTAGTCACGACTTGTACTCCACAAGGAGTTACTTCGGGTAACACCGCTACAATCAACGCTGTTGATTTTGAACTTAGAGACTTAGCTTAGTAGGTACCACAATGGGATTATACGTACCATACAGCGGAGATTTTAGATGGCAGTTACATAGCCATGGTTCAACACGTCCAGCGCTTGCTTACGGCACGACCGTTACTGCAAGTGGAACGACAAATACAAAGGGTTCATGGGCTAATGTCGTTACAACACCGACGGCCCACGACAGTTACCTAGTCGTGATAAATGTTAATGGTCTTGCACTAAGCGCTACTTCAAGACAGGCCTTGTTAGACATCGGTATTGATGAAGCGGGCGGTACATCCTACACTGTCAAAATAAACGACCTGTATGTCACGAACGCAGGGCCGTATACCGTAAATGGTGGTATATGGTATGTATTCCCACTACGTATACCCGCCGGTTCTACGATAGGCGCCCGTGTCCAATGTACTATCGCATCGGTAACTTGTGCAGTTAACATCCAATTATTTGGCCTCCCCGCACACCCTGAGATGATTCGTGTCGGCAGCCGCGTAGAAACAATAGGCGCTGTAACCGCTTCCTCAAGTGGGACGGCTATTACCCCAGGCAGTACCTCAGAAGGTGCATGGACAAGTATGGGGTCTTTGAGTAATGATGCGTGGTGGTGGCAAGTTGGTTTTGGTCAAAATGACGGCTCGACATCTGCTGCCGGTATACATTTTGATGTGTCTGCAGGTGACGCCAGTAACAAGAAGTTTTTGTTAGAAAACCTTTTATTTATCAACACCGCCGCCGAACAGCAAGGTAATCTTCCTACAAGTTTCGGTTGTGTTGCTAACGCCAAGACGTCCGACACCATCTATGTAAGGGCGCAAACAAGCGCCAGTAACGACACTTCACCATCGACGATAATTTATGCACTAGGAGGCTAACATGGCAACATATACATTTTCATCAACATCACTATCAAGCATCGTTTCACATATTGACGGGCTAGATATGGAGATAATCTCGCTTAGTTTTGTAAGCGGTACATATTACTTAATTTTAGATGGCGAGTTTGACCAGGAACAATATGATCACTTGAAAGAAACAACCGATTTAGAAAGGCGAGTGTAATGGCTCTAGCTGAACTATATACTGGCACTGAAGCGATCAGTACGACCGAGTGGTCTTTGACTACCGACACCGCAGGCCCAGATGCCGACACTACTGAGGGCATATTCCAAGTATTTTTAGATCTTGACGACATGGTGGCTGGCGATCAGCTACAGATACGCATATATGAAAAATGTCGGTCAGGCGATACGCAAAGAGTCGTATTTGAAAGCGTGGTGGAGGGCGACCAGGGAAGTTCTTTGTGGGTTAGCCCAGCTCTTTACCTTAAACATGGTTGGGATGTCACATGCGCTGCGCTGGCCGGTACGATAACGGTTAACTGGTCAATTAGACAGGTAAGCTGACATGGCGTGGTTATACCAACCACTATTGCAGGGAGGCGCTGCTTCTGTATCTATGGGTGGCGATGATCACACCATAGATACGCAAGAAGCGGCGTGGACATTCATAGCCGATGCTGCAACAATCACCCAAAATCATGTCTTAACACCTAATGATGCTAGTTTTAACTTTGTAGCCGACGCTACGACTATATCCCAGAATCATGTACTTTCTCCTCAAGAGTCTAGCTGGAACTTTGTAGCAGATGCTGCTTCAATAACACAAAACTATATCCTGTCTATTCAAGAGAGTTTCTGGGCGTTTGTGGCAGATTCCGCACAGTTCTCACAAGATCACATCATTCAACCAGCGGATTCTTATTGGAATTTTGTCGCTGATGCTACGACAATAGCGCAAAATCATGTTATTGCACCAGATGATGCTTACTGGGCTTTTGTCGCCGATGCTAGTACTGTCGCAGAACAAGCTATCGAACTTCAGCCGAGTAAAGCCTACTTTGGTGGCAGGTCTCGAAATTACTACATAGATTCAGACGCTAATATTTACTGGGTTATAAATGAGTCTTTGGGGTTAGTTGAGAAAGTATAAATGATAGATGTCAAATGCAAAGGATGCAATAAACTTCTAGTAAAAGCCGAGACTTTTGTTGGTGCTATTAAGTGTTCTAGGTGCAAAATGGTTTTTGAATATCGCGTATATACGAACATTTACGTGACTAATTTGTATGATAAAGAGTTGCAAACAAAAAACGAACATGTTATAAACCATATAGAGTCCACGAGACCATAGCGCAATCGCGCAGGTTTTAGTGGTCTTTTTTAATGGGGGAAAACATGCACATCAAAACAGATGGAATTATAGAAAAAGCAAGCAAACTCAGTGAAGGAGAGATTGAGTTTGTTGTATCAACAAATGCACTTGATAGCCATGGCGAACGCATTGATGTTGACGGTATTGACATAAAAGACTACAAGAAAAATCCAGTTGTTCTGTGGGGCCATGATGGATATAACTTGCCGATAGCAAAAGCCACAAAAGTGTGGAAAGAATCCGGCAAACTTATGGCTCGCGCCAAGTTCTACTTAAAAGATGAGTTCTCACGTAAGGTTTATGAATACATCGTGGACGGCTACCTAAACGCCGTTTCTATCGGTGGCATGGTTCAAGAGTGGGGTTCTGATGGTATGACAATAAGTAAGATGATCATGAAAGAGTTTAGCGTTGTATCTGTACCGGCAAACCCTGAAGCAATCGCTACGGCAAAATCATTGACCGGTGAGCAACTAAATGAGTTACAGGGTATGTTTAATGCCTATGCACGAAAGATGCTTACCAAGAACGGTAACGAAGATCTACTAGAAAAAATACAGGTGTTAGATACACTCGTTGCGACCTTGAAGGAAGTAGCCATCGGCGAAACCCAGGAGGCAACCGCAGGCGAGGGTACAAGACGAGTTGTCTTGAGTTTAGCTCAAGGGGTCGATAAACAAGTCGAAACTGTAATTAAAACAATCAAACTGAAGGGACAAGAAAATGTCTAAAGACGAAACTATTGTTATTGACGATGCTGTTGTCGAAGCTGTTGCTAAGAAAGTATCTGAGACAATTCCACAAGCGCCAAGCGCCGACGAGATTGCTGAAAAACTTGCTGACAAAATGATCGAAAAGCAAGAAGCAACTGTAAAAAAAGATATCCACTCAAACAAAGAGAAGCTTGATGTAAAAACCAAAGACGCGTTTGCAGAACTACCAAAAGAAGTTCGTTTTGCTAAAGGTCTTATTGCACACATCACACGAGATGCACAGGGCATGGCCGAATACAACGGCTACGTTGCTAAGTCTTGGGGTGAAATCAACAAGGCAAACTACCAAAACGTTTCGACTACTGCTGATGGTGGCGCACTAGTACCAGACCCAGAGTTTATCGCAGAAGTAGAGCGATTGACCGACGAGTATGGTGTAGTAGCCCGACTTGCTGACATTCGTATGACTGACCGCGACTCTGTAACACTTCTTAGTGGTACAAACGAAGTTTCATTCACACGAACAAATGAAGCAACCGCCGTCAACGCCCAGAAGCTTACTTACGGTGCAGCAACCGCAGCACTTGACAAGTACATTGCTACATTGGTAATGACAAGCGAAATCGTAGAAGATGCCGCTATCAACCTTTGGAACGATGCCGCTTCTGAGATCGCACGCGCACGTGCTAAACTGTTTGACCAGTTAGTATTTACCGACTCAACGTATGGATTTACAGCAGCTTCAGCAGCTGACACATACAAGACCTTGAGTGTTGGTAACGCTATCACTGACTTCTCAGCAGATGACGCTATGAACGCACGATACCAAATCAAGAGCTCACACCGCAAAAACGGTCGTTACTTCATGCACCCTAGTGTATGGAACTTCCTACGCCAGACTAAAGAAGCCACTACCGGTGGTTACTTGTTTGGAGCCGTAGGCCAGTCTGTAACGCCTAGTATCGATGGTGTACCTGTTGAAATGGTTGACGTACTTCCTGAGTACGGCGACATCACCGCTAACGAAGTTTTTGCAGTATACGGTGACTTGAAGGCTATCAAGCTTCACGTCAAGCGAGTACTTGAGACTAAGGTATTTGACTCTGGTGTTGTTAAAGACGCTGGTGGTTCAGACATTAACCTGATCACTCAAGACTCATGGGCTATGCGTGCAACACTTCGATGTGTTCCACAAACACGCTTCGAGGGCGCTTTTGCTTTGATCGGAACTGGAACCGTTTCTTAACAACAATAAATAAGAAAGGGATACCATGGGCCAAATTTCAAAACTAAAAGTCGCAGCCGGTTCGCTGATTACCTTTGGCGGTGTAGATCTTGGTCACACTGTCGATGGTGCTGAAATCGAAATAGAGCGAGAATTTACCGAAGTTAAAAGCGATCTCTACGGCAACACGCCGATTGATTTCGTTTTAACTGGTCAAAAGGCTATGGTAAAGCTCAAACTTGCCGAAATTCAGCCAGGTACATTAGCTTACGTTATGCCAGAAGCAGACTGGGACGTCGGTTCAGCCGACGACCACGTTCACTTTGGCACAAAAGCGGGCTACAGTTTGCGAAATGACGCGCTAGAGTTGGTTATTACTCCGCAGGGTGGTAATACTGACGGCAACATGACATTTACCTTCTTTAAAGCTGTATCTACGGATAACATGACACTCGCCTACAAGATAGACGAACAGTCAGTTTTTGAAGTCACATTTACCGCATTGGTCGATGAGTCAAGAGCAGCTACAGATGGAAGGCTACTTGGAAGAATGGGGCCAGCACTCATAAGCTAGTCATTAGCTAACGCAAAATTGAGGAGTTGACAAGACTCCTCTTTTTTGTTTGGTGTTATACTGGTATTATGATAAGAGAATACTACAATGCAGCGCTATTAAGAGTGAGGGAACATAAAAATGGCATTGATAAGTCAAGCAGATTTAGAGGCGAGACTACAGCGGAGTTTAACGAGCGAAGAGCAAAGCACCTTCACCGCATTAAACGCAGCGTTGCAAGCAGAAGTAGAAAAGATAATCGGTAGCGATCTTGAAGACGTAACTGAAGCTACGAGATATTATGATGGTGGGCTACAGCATCTGGTCATAGACCCCTGCACAGACATTACATCAGTTAAGCTATATGACGATGATCAAGTAGCTATCTTTACCTACGACACCACCGACTACACAAAAGAACCAGTTAACAACACTTTAAAAAGTATGATCCGTTACCGAAATGGCAAGATGGTTACAGGTATAAACAATGTCGGAGTAACTGCTAAGTTCTCAATATATGGTGATGCAAAAGTCTTAGCTATCGTTAAAAACGCGCTTCTTGATGCACTTGTATCAGAGATCCAAAGCTCAGACAATATCAAGCGTGAATCAATAGAGGGCTACAGCCTAGAGTTCTTCGCACCAGAAACGAAAAGCGCATTAGCATCAGTTAAATATTTATTCCCAAACATTATATGAAACCTCCGATGAACCACACCGCATACAAGTTACTGTACACACGTAACGTGTATGGCGACTTTATTGCTTCGGGGACGACTGAACTCAAGTGCCACTTTAGATACATCACCGAACAAGTAACTGATTCATCTAACCAAACTATCCAAAGCGACGCTATGGCCTGGTTTGAACCGGACTCGGGTATAGAAAAACAAGACATTGTGCAGATAGACGGTGAGAATTTTAGAGTTGAAAGAATAGTAAAAGCACGCCGATTACGAAACCCTAACGTGCTATTTCTTAAATGTGACTTGTTAAAATATGGGGCAATATCATGATTATAGATAAGATGCCACAGTTTAAACAAAGTATGTATTCTAAAATGAATGACGCACTACGAGAGGGCGCCAGAGACACTTTGATAAATGCCAAAACAAAAGCCCCTTTCGATAAAGGTGGTCTTCGAGCTGAAACAGAAATTAAACAAGCCGGTGTACTAAAATGGCGCGTAACATTTTGGAAAGAATACGCCAGGTTTCAGGAATTTGGTGGGGATAAAAAACGACGTATCAGGAACTATACAACGCCAGGGACAAGCAAAGGCTTTTTAAAGTCTTCCGGTGACGAACAGGCTAAGAAGATCACTGCAACGTTTAAGAAACACGCAGGGAGGCCATTCTGATGGACGTTTGTTATGCTGTAGCTGTTTGGCTGGAACGCATGGGCTTCGGTACATTGAACACCGACATATTCATTGACCAGATAGAAGATGGCATCAACGGTATTTGGGTAGAGCGTAATGCAGGCTCAAACAATAACTATGTTCCGGTATCAGAGACAGTGGTTGATATTTACTTTAAGAACACACAAGCGTCTGTTTGTATTGATCGTGCCGTTGATGTTAAGAACGCTATCCACCGTATGTATGACACCACAGCAAATGACATCTTAGTGTATTCTTTCCTGGCAATCGGGGATGTTGAGGCTGTTCAAAGAGATCTTGAATATGCGATAATTTATAAGTTAAGCGTACAAGTACTGCATAGAGATTTAACACTAATAAGCTAGGGGACATTATGGGATTAACACTTGAAGATTTAAAGCCAAAGAACTTCACCATTAAAATTGAGGACATCGAGCTTACATGTAGCCCACTACGCCTTTCACATGTACTTGAAATTACTAAAATCGGTAAGGTCATGGAAAGTCCACGAGACTTCAGCAAGAATGAGATTCTACAAGCTGAAAAAGACATGGACGCGCTACTTGCCGAATTAGTCCCTGAATTAAAAGATGTCGCCCTAAGTGTTGGTCATATCATGAGTATTATCGAACAGGTTATGGAGACTATAGAGCCTTCAGACAATAAAGAGCTTAAAGAAAAGGGGGTCGATTTAAACGGCGACCCAAAAGCCAAGATGATTGGCTAGGAATTGTGGCAGAGTACATGAGATTTTATAGTCAATCACTAACAAACACCTTGAATGAATACGCTGTTAGTTTTTTTGCACTCGTAAATCAGATGTACCGTTTACAAGCCAGAGAGATGTTAAACAACATTGTTGCTGTTGGCGCTGGAATGTCTGGCGGTGAATCGTCTGGCATAATAGAGGATATTGAAAAACAGGAAAAAGGCTTACACGGCATTGTCCAAGAAGTCCGAACCCTAGAAAAGATTAAACATGTCAACTAACGTTGGTTCAATTCACTATGATCTAAGCTTGAACACAAAGCCGTTTGACTCAGCCGTAGCAGGAATTAAAAGTAAAACTCAAAACATTGGCAACGGCTTAAAGTCACTTGGCCAGACGATGACAGCTTCGGTGACTTTGCCTGTCGTTGCTGGTTTTGGATTTATGGTTAAGTCAGCCTCTGACTTGAATGAAACCATAAATAAAGTTGAGGTTGCTTTTAAAGATCAAGCGGATGTAGTTAAAAAGTGGTCAAAAACTTCAGTACAGTCGATGGGTCTTGCGGAACAATCCGCGCTTGATGCGACGGCTTTGTTTGGCGACATGTCAACGTCAATGGGCTTGAATACTAAACAAGCATCAACGATGTCTATGGGCTTAACTCAACTTGGAGCAGATTTAGCATCATTTAAAAACATATCTTTTGATAGAGCACAAATTGCACTAGCAGGTGTCTACACTGGCGAGACTGAAGCATTAAAAGGTCTAGGTATTGTTATGACAGAAGCAAACTTGGCCGCTTTTGCACAGAAAAAAGGAATCACTAAGAATATCCAAACAATGACTCAAGCTGAAAAAGTTAGTCTTCGATATGCCTATGTAATGAGTGTTACTAAAAATGCTCAAGGCGATTTTGCTAGAACATCAAGTGGTACGGCTAACTTGCTTAGATCAACGACTGAAAGGTTTAAAGACCTTAGCGCGAAACTAGGCCAGATGTTCTTACCGGCTGTAAACGCAGTTCTTAAAAAAATACAATCATTAGTAGAAAAATTTACCGCTTTAAGCAAACCACAACAGAAAATGATCCTACTAGTTGTTGGAATAGTCGCTGCAATAGGGCCATTACTGATGATACTAGGTATGTTAGCTACTTCTATAGCCGCGCTTATGTCGCCTATAGGTATTGCGCTAGTAGCCATAGCCGGTCTGGTAGCAGTATTGACATATCTACATCTAAAATTTAATGCGCTTGAACCAGTGATTTCAGCTTTGAAGAAAATAATTGATTTTCTTAAACCGTCAGTGGTTGCACTTTGGAATACAATAGCAACACAACTCATACCACAACTAAAGCGACTATGGGATACTGTGAAGCCTGTTCTGATACCTGTTTTGAAAATCTTGGGCGTCTTGTTAGCGGTTACACTTGTCGGTCAGATGTATATCTTCTTGAACGTTTTACGAATAATCATCAGAGTTGTATCAATGGTGGTCTCGGCAATTTCAACGTTTGTATGGTGGGTTAAACTAGCAGTATCCGCAGTTAGTAAAGCAGCATCATCTATCTATAACAGTGTCAAAAGCATTGGCAGTAAAATCAAAAGTGTTTTTTCAAACGCAGGGTCGTGGCTATATGATGCAGGTAAAAACGTGATCCAGGGCTTGATTAACGGTATAAAAGACATGTTCAGTTCAGCTACTAACATAGCCGGAGACATTGCCAACGGCATAAAAAGCAAGTTTACAGGCATACTCGGTATAAATTCACCATCCAGAGTATTCTATGAGTATGGTCAAAACATTTCAAAAGGATTGTCAGACGGTATATCAAGAAGTAGATCAACGGTTAGCAATGCCGTCGAGGGTTTATCTACAGCATCAAGCCCACAAAAAACACCCTCTCAATTAAATGCAAATACATCCATTTACGGCAATATCAGCATAGGTTCACAAAGCGACGCGGACTACTTCTTAACTAGACTTTCGCGCAATCAAGAGCTTGCATCTAAAAATATAGCTACAAGAGTAGGGGCGGTTGGATAATGTATAACGATGTCTTATTTGATGAGGTTGATTTAACTGCACTCGGTAATATCTATATTACATCTGTCGATATGGTTAGATTGCCCGAAATAATTTTGAGTAGCAACAAACTAGCTAAACGCGATGGCTTAAAAACATTCTCTAAAGAATACGGTGGGCGAGTTATCAACATCGAGGGTCATATATCCTCATCTAGTAGACAGTTATTTATCCAGGCCAGGGATCGTCTCTTGAATGCGCTAAGACCTTTAGAGAAAACCTTGAGAGTACCGATAGACGGTGGCCCTAGAGAATATACAGCAACACATCAAAATACAGTGTTCAGCGACGTTGGGGGCGGTTACGGAGCTTTCTCTATAGAGATGTTATGTTCTGATCCTTTTGGCTATGCTATGGACACTACGACTCTTATAAACGGCGTGACTATCACAAGCTCAATATCTGAACAAAGTTTTTCCGCTATAACCGGTAGCCAGCCAGCGCCAGGTAAGTTTATAGTCAACATATCATCTGTAACAGGTGGTACTGGTGGATCAGTCACCTTGACAAGTGCATCGGGTGATTACATGCGAGTCACAAGAGATTTCGCGGCTGATGATCAGATAATAATTGACATGAAGACGATGAGTTGTCTAGTTAATGGTGCAGAGGTAGATTACACCGGAACTTTTTGGGATCTAAATATCGATGATACATTTATAGAATATTCTGATGACTTCACAACTAGATCAGTAAACCTAACACTTACCTACAGGCCAAGAACTATATGAGTTTATTATCCGAGTTGGTTGATTCGTTTGAAGATTTACAGAAGTGGACTGTGGCTACGGCTGGTAGTGCATCTGCATCAATCGTTACTGATCAATTAAAAATAGCAATGCCAGCATCGGCTACAAGCTCAAGCAACGGTACTGTTACCAGTATTAAGTACTATGATCTGACAGCATCGCAAGCTGTTTTAGAAATCATTGAAGTACCAGATCAAACAAAAAATACCGTTGCGGAACTTATATTAGAATCTGCATACGACTCAAACATAGGAGTGAAAATAAAGCTAGAACTTGGCACTCTTGCCTTTCAAAGAAATACAGGTGGCGGTTACAGTGATTTAGACTCAATCGCGTGGAGTAGCATTGACCACAAGTATTGGCGTATAAGGGAGTATAACGGAAGTATCTATTTTGAAACGTCGCATAACAGCTATGATTGGACGACGCAAATATCGACTTCATGGTCGTTGATGATAGCTATTGACCGCATGTATACAAAAATAGTTTGCAGGTGTACGTCTTCGGTTACTGGTGCAGGCAGTTTCATTGTAGATAATCTAAATGTTTTGAGAACTGGCGAGAGAGTTAAAAGGTTCTTTTATAAGATATACTCTAGTTCTGGCAGATATATTGGTAACTGGAACGACGAAGTTACTAGCGAGCCAGTTTATACACAGGAAATGAACCTACCATCAAGCGAAATGGTCATAACACTTGCCAGACCACCAGAAGAATTTGGCGAAGAAGATGACGTATCGTTTGATAATGTTGTTAAAGTATATGTACAAGATCATGAATATGCTGAACCAGTTGTTTTTTTCCAAGGTCGCATAGTTTCCTACAAACCGATTTATGGGGCTAACGAGGGAGTGCAGGTAACAGTCTATTCATCGGGTGATACGCTCGACAGAATCATCTACAGATTGCCTGGCGCTGTTGATCAAACACAAGATACCGGTACATCGTCTATCACTTTCGGTGGTGATGTCGTCTTAGCACAGAGTTTTATACCAAGTCAGCCAACACTTAAATATATAGATGTTTACTTAGGCACACCATCGTCATTGAACGTAACATTAAAAATACACTCTAACAATTCTGGCGCACCGTCAGCGTTACCTATTGCAAACGGTTCTTCATCTAAAACGATAAACAACAGCTCAGTCACATTTACGCGCTTCATATTTGATACCCCGCCAACTCTTAGCACAGGCCAAACGTATTGGATGGTACTAGCATCATGATAGTTTTCTCACAGGAGTGGTTTAAAAAGTATCAGAAACAGCTACTGTTCTTTGCTAACACTTGGATTGGCCGTCGAATTTTAAGAATACATGGCGATAGATCTGATGTTGGTAAAAACAAAGTAGTCAAAATAGAGCCAAACGCTATACATTGGATGTCTGGCGAGAAATACATTGGTGAATATCGTACTCACGCTAAATATTCAAAACGGCTTTACCATGCTTTTAAGCCTATATGGTGGACAATGCACGCCTGGGATATGGCGTTTGCTAACAATTTGAATACTGCATTGAACCTTGGTTTTGATACATTAACCGTTTATCCAGATGCTGACCCAGAGACAACTACAGTTGATGGGAGCGCATTTAGAACTGTTACCGCTGAGACGTGGGCGACTATAAGATCTTCGACTGGAACAAGTAGTATAAGTTCAGGCGCGTCACTAACGCTGTATAGATTTGAAGATTCTGCTACTACAAACAGATGGTTGGGTATGAGTCGTTCAATAATATTATTCAACACCTCATCAATCAAACAAGGGTCTACTATTGACTCAGCCTATTTAGCGGTCTACAAAAATGGTAGCATTGAGGGCGGAAATACGCCGACAGTTGCACAGTCAGATATGGTCGTTGTCAGTGCTTCGCCTTCATCAAACACGAACATAGTCGCAGCGGATTACGAAATAGCCAAGTTTGGCTCAACAGCGTTAGCAGACAGGTTTCACTATGCAGATTATGCGCCTGGTTACAACACATTCACTCTTAACGCAAGTGGTTTAGCGGCCATAACCGAAGAAGGTATAACCAAACTTGGCATTAGAAGTGGCGCTGATTTTGATAACTCAGAGCCAACTTGGCCAAGTAACCGACAGCCGTTGGCCTATTCTGCTGATTATACTGGTGTGGCAAGAGACCCTAAATTAACAATTACATATACTCAACCGATTACGGCCTATTATTCAGCATCCGCGCCATACGCATCAGGGAAACTTATGCGTGATACTGGATCTGGGTGGACTGACGTTAGTAGTGGAGATCTTAGGTTTATAACGTATACAGAAGAAGGTGACACGACAGTTCCGCAATTATCTGTAGACCCAAGTACCATTGTTGCAGACGCGCTTGATTATTTTATTGAAAACGGTGGTGATATAACCTATACCGGTGAAAGTCTACCCCTAACAGGAACAACGGTTTCTTATACTTTTATAGCCCAAACAATACTCGATGTTATAAACAAGTGTCTTGAATTAGCGCCTAGCGGTTGGTATTGGTACATAGATCCAGCAACAAACATACTATATTTCAAAGAAAAAAATACGGCTGCGGATCACAAGTTCACACTTGGTAAAGACTTTACTAATCTTGAACCAGATAAAAGAGCAGACGACATATATAATACAGTGTTCTTTACTGGTGGTGACACCGGATCTGGTATCCTTTATAAGAAATACACGAACGCAGCTAGTATCGCAATCTATGGCGTGAGGGCAACCACTTATGTTGACGAGCGTGTTACACTTGCCGCCACCGCACAACTGATTTCAGCATCACTACTACAAGCTAAAAGCATCCCAGAGATACGCTTAGTGGGCGAAGTTACGGATTCGAACATCAGTGAATGGGGTTTCGATATTGAAAAAATCAATGTTGGCGATGTCGCTAACATTAGAAACACTAAGGGTTCAACAGGTAGTTCACTTTGGAACTCAATGCGATGGAACGAAGACAAGTGGAACTATAACCTTTCACAAATTGGCACGATGTACTTACAGATTATCAGAAAAGAGTACTCACCAACTGACTGCAAAATATTCTGTTCAACACTAGCGCCAGATGTCAATAAAAGAATCGAAGACATCAAGCGAAATCTTGAAAAATCTCAGACAGTAAATAACCCAGATACACCAACTTAGTATGTTATATTATAAGCGAGGGAAACAATGAACACTTTTACGCCTAACACCGTAGCAGATGCAGATAAAGTCAATGAAAATTTCACTGGTCTTGCTAATGGCACAGAAATATTGGATGACGCTATAGGCGGTAGGCAATTAGCGCTTGGGGTTCCTGTTCAGATGGTCGGCACCGCATATACTGAAGTAGCGACAGGCACAACAATAATACCTCGTGACGACACCATCCCCCAAAACACAGAAGGTACTGAGTTCATGACTCAGGCTATCACGCCAAAATCAACAACGAACATTCTTGTTATAGATGTTATGTTCCAAGGCGGTATCTCTATAGCCAACGATATAATCATGGCACTATTCCAAGACTCAACAGCAAATGCAATAGCCGCTGCCGACGTCTTTGTAGAAACAGTCAATGGCCGTGTCAACTTTACTCTTAGACATATCATGGTGGCCGGTACAACCTCATCAACAACATTCAAATTACGTTGTGGCCCTGTGGCCGCTGGAACGGTCACATTCAACGGTGCTTCCAGCGCTCGAAACTTTGGAGCGATCACCAAGTCTTCCATTTTAATTACTGAATATAAAGCAGCATAGGAGACGAATATGAAATTTACTTATCGATCAAAGGGCACCGCAGATGACTGGACTAATGATACTATTGAAGCCGACACTGAGGCACAGGCCATTGAAAAACTAGATGAGATCTACGGCATAACTAGAAATGATCAAGGTTTGCAAACAAACTCAGATATGATTCAAGTTGAAATAATTGAGTGATATTCATGGCTAACGAAACATTAAACTCACTCGCAAAAGAAATAAAGCTTCTAAGAGAAGACTTTAGGGATTTTCGAGCGACGTTAATGCCGAGAAACGAAGTAGAAATCAGAATAGCTGAACTCAACAAAGATATAACGCAAATTAAACTTGACATAGTTGACCATAAGCAAATATCGGAAAAGGCTATGCAACAGTTGAATCTAAAAATTACACGTAGAACGTGGATGGCTCACACCTTAACAGCGGTGTTTACTGCACTCATGGTTTTCGCTTTTTCATATATATTCAACGATATTGTGGGTAAAAAATGAACTGGGATTGGAAAACATCAAAGTACAAACGCACTATAAACGGTAAAACCGGAATAGATGTTGACAGACTTTTTGGTTTCCAGTGCAAAGATCTCGTAAACGCGTATGCCGAAGAGCATATAAAAAGACCGTTTAACCTCGGTAACGCTGAATCACTATGGCGTGTAGATCAACCTGGTTGGGCTAAACAAAAAACACCTAAGCCTGGTGATGTTTTTGTGATGTGGTACTCATATAACAAAGTTGAATATGGTCACACCGGAATAGTTACTAAGGTAAATAATCACGGGTTTTATTCACTCGATCAGAACTGGTATGGCTCATCTTTAACAGAGGGCTCACCACCAGCCGAGGTGTTCCATGTGTTTGATAAATCAATAAGAGGCTACTTAAGACCTATACAGGAGGGCAACATGCTCGTCAATAAGAACCATCTAACAATTTTATTTAAACAGTTTATTGGTCGAGAACCACGAAGTGCCGAGTTCGCGAAGTATCTCAATAAAGACGCCTCACTTGCGTATGAATACCTGCACAAGAACCGAAAAGACTTGCCGATATACATGGAAAAAGTAGCTAGTCTTAGTAAGGTTGTGGCTACTAAAGACGCAGAGATAGCACGTCTAAAAGCCATCTCAGGAGACACATCTGAAGCCACCCTACTTGGTAGGGCATTGATAAAATTACTAGCCACGTTTGGCTATAAGAAAGGATAATATGAAAAATCTATACGCACTCATCGTAGCCGGTAGAGAAAAAGCCTTCATTGGTTTTGCTGTATCGGGGTTACTAACACTACTCGCCATGCTGAATATATCGGGCGATATGACCGTAGAGCAAGCACTCACGGTTATCATTACCGCTGTATTCACTGGGCTAGGGGTTTACTTCCAGCGGAACAAATAATGAACAGTGGTTTTGAACGCACCCCATACGATCGTCACCACGTCCTCTGGACAAGACGAGAACAACAAAAAACCAGGATGAACCGGTTACTCCGAAACCATCCTGGTTTAATTATTCCACTACCTGTAAGTGTTCACCGTGATCTACACGCTGAGATACCACCACCCATAGTACCACCACCACCATTAGCAGAGTCGATCTTAACAGCTATAAATGGACAGCCGTTTAATAATATGTTCTCTGTGGCTATACGACACTTAGCTGAGCTTACAGAGGCCGGTGGCCGGTGGTCTGAACCAGCAAGTCAACTAGGCTTTAATTTTCTCGATCAAGCTGAGATAATGAGCTCAGTATATAGGTTGGACTTACAATGAAACCAGTCACAGTAGAACTACACGGAGAAGCATACACATTCACACCAGACACCACTCTTTGTGTTGTCCACAGGGTCGCCGTGGATTCTGTGTATAACTACGTCCAGACTGTTCATAACGGCAACAGAGCAATGTTATTCGATCACCCTAGATTAGTAGCTTATTTAGGGGGTGTTGCCGTACCAAATACCGGTTTAAGTGATAAGAAGTTAGCTAAACTCGCCGGTGCTATGGACGATGAGTTTGGTTGGGAAGCTGACGTGCTTATTAAAGATCATGCCAACAAGGAAACCAAAAAGAAGTATACCTCTCTAGCACTACGAGCTCTAAATGGGGTCGTTACATTTCCTGAAGAGTGGGCTTAGTATTTAGATTAGACATAAGCAATACCTATAGCTATAAGTGCCAAGATAGAGCCGAGAAGTAGATAGCCGAGTAGGTCATGCCAGAACATAGAGCTGTAGATAATCCTCTCAAAGGGTTTTCTTTGACGAGACTGTGAGGCGCTAGATGACTCTAGGTTTTTCATAAAGTTCTTACGCTCTTCTTCGCTGTCAAAGACTAATTCAGTTGCGGGTGGCCGTAAATAATCGAGCGTGTTATCTATACGCCCACTACAGCCCTCTGAATGTTCCATAATTCCATTTAACGATGTGGTTTTACACTCAGCGCATTTCATTGTGATACTCATATTTTTAAGCCTTTATACCTTTCTTGTTTTGTGAGTTAGACATTATTTGGTGTCCTCCTTCGGCATATCTTTGGGCGTAAGGCTTTCTTGCCAACTTAAAAACTTTGCGTGTTTTTTCATTCGCTCTGGTCTCTCGGTGTTATATTTATCGGCAATGTCACTCTCTAGTATTATTTCGATTGTAGGTTGCCAAAGCGTATCATCAACTCTGCAATAGTAGTAATCTGGGTATAGCCCTGATGATGGGACAAATTGCCATACATGACCATTAGGGCAGTAGCTATCGTTCCAGTGTAAAGTTCTACTCATACTCTTACCTATAAATCCTT